ATTCAGCCACCTATTACCTTCACTACGACATCCAATACATGACGGAAAGAACGACTGAAACCCAAATAATCGTCATCAAAATTGAGTAGCCCGCCAGTTGCTTGTCCATGTTCACCATTCATCCCGTACGAGTCTAAATGATGGTTCACGGCTTGCGACCTCGCAAGAATGGCGCGGCGCCATCACTCCTGCAGATTCTTCACATACGCCTGGCAAGCCTGCAGCGCGATCAATCCACGGTCGCCGGTGTCGGTGACGGCGATAATTCGTTGAGCATGCGCCGGGTCAAGTCGGGCGCGTACGGCTGCATGATCCACGCCGCCGGCGCCGGCGGTGGCAGGCACGTCGCAGCCTTTGTCAACGTCGGTTGCGTCGAGGAGGACTGACAGCCGCAGATCAGAAGTAGCAAGACGATCGCGCAGGCGATCTTGGTCACGTTGGGCATCGGTCATTTTCTCGAAGTGAGTTTTCTCGCTGGCCGAAAGCTTCTGCTCGAGCGCCAGGCGCTTGTCCTGCTCGACCTGTTGGGCGGTAGCTGCAGCGATGGTCAATTGATTGAGGGTTTCCGCGCTCAGCCTCGCCTGCTCCGCCAACTGTTGCCCATAACGCCAATCCTGAAACTGCCAGGCGCTGCCGAAGCCGGCGAGCACCAGCGTAAGCGCACCCACCGCTTTCCAAGCTACGACCATCACGGCACATCCCTGAAGAACACGTGACCACCCAGCTTTAGAGTCTGTTTCGCTTTCGCGGTCCATGCCGGTGGCTTGATGCTGGTGGCGTAATAATGCGTGGCGCCGCCGGTTGGGTCGGGCACCTTGCTGTCGATCACCTGGTCAGCGGCGATACGACACTGCGCCAGCTCGCGGAACGGAATCTGCTTCACGCCGATCAGGAACTGATAGTTCGGGTCGGTCTTGTTCCAACAGCTGAACTGGTACTTCGCTTGGCACACGCCGGCGTAGCCCTCACCCCACCACGATTGTTCCCTCCCATCAAACACACGGTTGCGAATCGTCCAGGCCACACCGATCTGGCCGGCAGTCCCTTCGCCGCGAGCCTCGCCCCACAGCGTGCGCGCGAGGATGTCTCGATCTTTTTCGGTTGCAGTCATCACTATCTCCAGGCACAAAAAAACCGCCTCATGGGCGGCCGGGTGTTCGTCATTGATCAGTTTGAAGTCGGTAATGGGTATCGCGCTTTGATCGCTGCAACCGATGTCACCCAAGGCGTGAAGTCAGGCTCAAGGCCTTGGCTCAATGCGTCGTAAGCGATCTCCAGACGTACCGGATCAGACTCCGCTTGATAGGCGGCGCGGCGCAGCGCGTAGACCGCGTCAAGTTCGGCCTTGAGCTGATCAGCTTTGCGCTGCTCGGCGGTGATCACTTTGCTGAAATCGATATTCATCGGGGCAGGCTCACTTCGCCGTCGGGCGGGTTGGCGATATCCGCCGGGAAGCACGCGGCCTCACTGGCGCCCGTGGTGATCGGTAGCGACAGGGTGATTATAAGTTGGCCGCCGATGCGCTCGACAGGCGCAACGACACGTGCACAGCCAACTGCATCGGCAGGCAATGTCGCCCCGTCCGGCAATGCGGTGAAGTCGAAGGTCTCGCCATCGATGGTAAGCGCGTCACCGGATTTGAAAAGCGTCATGACGCCTTCCATTCGAATTGGTGAAAGTTTGATGATCATTTTGTCTGCCTTTTTAGAACCAACGGCCTACTGCCAATAACCGGCAGCCTCGAGCAGTCGAGTCACTGTAAAAAGAAATCCTCAACCAACTGGCATTCACGTTAGTGGGCGCGCCTGCCAGCCCAATCACCCCGGCGCCGGAGTTGGGTGTGCCGGTTATCACCGGCTCTGTCCCGGAGGCGAAGGCCGCTGGGTATGTCCACGTCGAAGCACTACTTATCCAGCTGTTACCTGACACGGTTACGGCTCCAATACCCCCCGAGGAATACGTACAAATCTGCGTCCCGTCGGCGAATCGGACCCAGTTGCCGTTGGCATTGGAGCCGCTCTCGACGACATTCCGACCGGCAAGCTGAAGTCCGACAGGAACGTTCAGTACGCCTGCATATGAGTAAGTCATGAACGGTCCGCCGGCGGTGTTGCCGGCATTCACTGAGCGCCAGCTGAAACCACCCGTCCCGCCACCCTGATTGCAGGTGAAGGACACAGCGCCCGACATGCCACTGCCATTTCCAGTCTCGTTCCATCCAAGGAAGCCGCCGCCTGCTGAAGGCACCGCGCCGGCGGTAACGCGCAGCGAGTTGAAAGCGGGCGCGTACGAGCCGCCCGCAGAGGGCATTGCGCCGATGCCGGCCAACAGCTCGGAATTGTTGTTCGCGGCGATCCCGGTTCCGCCCTTGCTCAACGGCAGAATGTCGTAGTTTCCGGTTGTGCCGAGGGCGGCCATTTTCGGGCCATAAGCGTTGACCCAGCTTCGCACCTCGTCACTCAAGGCTTTTTGGTAGCCTTGCACCGGAGCGACTGCATAGGTCGCATTCGACGCGGTTGGCCCAAGGTAAGGCGGGCTGATTGAAATCACCGTATCGCTCGCGAAATTCGCAAGCTCATACAGACGCCCATCAGGGCCAATGAACGCGTCCCCGATGCGCGTGTTCGCTGCGAATGCAGTTCCGACGCCGGTGACAGTTGGTGAATTTTGGGTGACAGAAACCATACCCAATCTGTGCCAGGCCATGAAAGCATCCTTTAAATTGATTAAGCGGCTTGTTTTGCGAAAACTGCTGGAAGGAAAAAAGCGAACGGATTTGATGCAGCAACAGTGATCGCGTAGAGCTTGTTGTTGGGAAAGTCCCACCAGCAGTAGAGGTTTCGGGGAATCCCGCTACCCGAAGTCATGGGCATCCCAAACGTGTTCAGCAGCATGAATTCGTTCTCGGGAAAGTTGAACGGTACGCTGTAGAAGATTCGAGTAAGCCCTTGCTCAGATATGTCGTAGGTGACGTATGTCCAGTTCTGGAAAGCGCGAGTGAATGTTGCATTAGGGGTGCCGGAGTCAAACAGCAGCTTTCCAGCTCCATCCCACAATCGCATTCCGTATTGCCCGACAGGCTGAGCACCGAACGTCGCTACAAAATACCGGCCGTTCAGTGCGGCAGCATTTACGTCGTAAGCTCGGACATAGAACCCAGTCCAGTTTCCCGCCGAGCCGAGAAGCCTCATCTGACACAACCCTGCTACCCCATTGATGGTGTCGGGACGCACAAATACCAGAGGCGGCTCTTGGGACGTGACAGGCCTAGCGAAGGTTGTAACAGAGCCGAGCCCTTGTTCCTGCGTCGGCGCGTACCGACCCGACGCGATGACCATTAACCTAGAGAATTCAGAATCTAGAGTCACCACGTTGTTGTTATTCGTAAACTGGACACCATAGGACATCAACTCCACCTCATTACGATCAAGCGCATCGTTCCGGACGAAACATTGCTAGCCGCGTAGGTTCGCGTGTGGTTATAAACTCGCGCCACACCATCGAGCATTTCAGTCTCGAACTGCATCTGATTACTGTCATATGTGCCGTTGGGTATTACGATAGCGGTTCCGTTTCCTGGGCCGACGCCGGGGACGGAGAAGTCCTGACTGCTTTTTGGCCCTACCGGAAAAGTTACCAGTGTCGACAGCACAACTCGAATCGTGAAAGAGTTTTCGTCTAGCTGGAGCGCCCCGTCGGCGCCCCAGATTCTCACGCCATAAGCACTCATGCGTTCAAATTCCCCCACTGATAACGCTTGACGCCGTTCTCATCAAACACCTTGCCGCCGTTGTTGTTGATGGTTTGACGAGCGCCGCCGCCAAGAGGGCTGTTCAACTCGAAGTTGCCAGCCTTGTCGATGCGCCATCCCTGTACGCCGGCGATGTAGTTATCCGACTGAATGAAGAAGCCAATCTTGGCGTTTCCAATCGAAGCGTCTTGGATGAAAGCAGCATTCATGAACACCTGCCCGCCCTGCACTGCAAACGGTACCGCGATGGCGCCGCCAGCAATGGTGTTGACGATAGCGAACCGGTCAGCAGCAACTAGGAATTGACTCTGTAAACCAGCCCCGGTGTTCTCGATCCCAAGGCCAATGCCAGCAGCGACGTACTGTCCGTTTGCCGTGACCTGCATCTTCACCGACCACATAGTCGTCAGCTTGCCCGCCGTATCCGCGTAGGCGGTGGACGTCTGCTGAATGGCCGCTGAGTTCTGATCAACCGAAACATTCAGCTGGTCAATTTTCGTCGCCGTTGCCGAAGCGTTGGTGGCCACCACCTGTTCAAGCTGGGTGATGTTGGCTTCGTTCGCGGCGATCTTTGCATCGAACGTGGTGATGCGCTGGGCGGTGGCTTCGTTTTCAGACGCCCTGACCTTGCTTTCAGTCGCTATCGACGCCGTGCTCGTCCAGCCCTTCATTGCGTCGGTAAGATCGCCAACCCCGTCATCCTCTCGATACGCCGCACGCAGAGTCTGCGTAGCCGATGCCTGCGCGGTGACAACCCCATCGAGTTCGATGATCTCGGCGGTGTTGGTCGCCACCTGCTGAGCAAGGCCATTCGCGGTTTCTACGGTCTGACCAACATCGAGCCAGTACGCAGGGTTTGGTGGTGGAGTTTCGACCGGTACTGGACCTGTCGCCTGATAGATGCGCTTGCCCTGCACCACCAGGTCATACTCTTCGTAGGTGGCTTCTGGGTCGTAGCCTTTCAGCCCATCGAGCGCGTCGATTTGCGCCTGCAAGCCTGGGATCTTCTCGATTTCTGCCAGAAGGTCCTCACCGAGTTCTGTCTCGGTGATCTGTCCCGCGATCATTTCGAGAATTGCGGCTGCATCAGAACTGGATTGCCCCTGCACACCCATACCGATCGGATACCACGGCCCGATGTTGCCGATTTTGTCGACGATCCGGCCCCAGAAGTAGAACGTCACGCCAGCGCGCAGGCCGAGCATGGAGAAGTCACTCTGCGGATAGGCCAAGTCAGTCAGCTTGGTTGCCGCTTCCAGCGAGGTCGTTGGCCCGTACCAGATCTCCGTGCGCTGACTGTCCTCGGCACCAGCAGGGAACCCCCACTTCAGGTAGATACCGAACAGCAGCGGAGTTGCGGTCAGGAACGCCAAGGCCGGCGGCAGACCCTGCTTCCCGCTGAGGTTCGTCAGGATTGAGTTGCGCCACGGCGAAGTGATGTCGAACGCGCTCACCGCACGCACCCGCGCCACGTAGGCACCGGCATAGATACCGACCACGTCTACGTTGGTCATACCTGTGCGCTGTAGTTTGATCCAGTTTCCGCTGTCCTTGCGCCATTCCACGTCGTAACCGACCGCGCCGTCCACGGCCGGCCAGCTTATGGTCATGGTGGCCACGGCCAGACCCTGCACGATCGACGACGTCGACGACAGTGTCACGCTCGCCGGCGCCGGAACAACGGTGATCGGGATGACGCTGATCGGGCGTTCTTCCAGGCGGGCGCCGGTATCGATATAGGCGAACTTGCTCGGCTCGAACTGCAACGCGCTGATTTCGTAGTCGCCCTCGGTAGTGCGCTTGGTGCGCAGCACACGGTACAGCGGGATCGCTAGATCATCCGCATCGAGCGCCCATTGCAGTTGCGCAACCGGTGGTTCGCTGTAGGCAACTGTGACGGTCACCGCGCGGTCGTTGACGCTCTGCACTGTCCGACCTTCTGCGCGCCCACCCGGCAGGTTGATGATCAGCCGGTCGCCGGCCTTGGCCTGGGTATCGCGATCGAGCGTAATCACCCGCCCCGCCACTCCCGAGATTCGGCCGCCGACTTCACGACCAGCGAGCAGCGAATCGGCAACCGGGATGATATGGCCAGGCAGCGGAATCACGCCTTCCATGCCGGTCTTGAACGACACAGTGCGATCTTGGTTGTTGCTCAAAATCGCCCACTTGCCACGGCGCTGGGCCTCAGATGCGCGTGTGCAGCCAATGGCGCTCAGCTCGGTCGGGCGGTCGCCGTAGCGGCGCTGCAGATCCAAGTCAGCGAACGGAATGACGTCGGTGTCGTAGTTGTTCGCCGGGTTGTCATAGCTGACCAGCGCCCGGGTGTAACGGGTCTTCGCCGGGGCGCTGCCATACGAGAATTTGCCATCGATGACGTTTGCCCGGGTGAAGACGTAGTCGAAGTCCTGCGCTCGCGGCATGTCTGCCTGCATCACCAGCTGGCCTTGCGCCCAATACGTCATTCCTCGGTAAATCGCCGAGATGTCGCGCAGCAATGACCACGCATCAGCCTTGCCCTGCAGGTTCATGTCACAGAGGAAGCGCGGCTCCTGCCCGCCCAGCCCGTTCGGCACCAACTGATCGCAGTATTGGGCGATGCGATAAAGCTCCCACTTGTCGACCATGAACGGCTTGATGCGCTTGCCCAAGCCGAAGCGCTCTTCAGTGCAAATGCCGTAGGTGATCCACGCCGGGTTATTGGTCCAGGCCGATTTCATCGAGCCGTCCCACG